TCCAAAATTAACTGCTTGGCAATAAGCACCTTTTAATTTCCATTCTTCAACTACATCACCTACAGGACCTAAAGATTGAATATTAATGTCTTTTTTATAAAAATCAGAATAACCATCTCTACCTGTAACTGACTCGTGTGACAAACGAACCCATTCCATTACTGCTTGTGCACCTGAAGGTGTTACTGGATCATAAAGTTCAGCTGTGATGTCTTGCCAATCAGCTTTTCCTTTTAATTTTCTTTTCACGTTAATGTGATCAATAGTTACGTCTCCAAATGATATATTTGGTCTTCCTACTTTTTTAACTAGGAATGCTGGGATTCCATCAATGTACATTATAAACCTATTCTGTAATTTAGGTTCAAATGCTGTGAACATGATTTCGTTTGTGTTTAATATTGCCATCGTTTTATTTTATTTTATTCCGTTATAAATATAATACTTTTCTTTTTTTTAGTAGCTTCCTCCACCACCTCCACCATCAAATGTAGCTCCAGTTGGTAAGATATTAAAGTCTAGGATTATATATTCTGCTGTTCTAGTTGGTTGTAAATAAATAGCACCAATCAATCTATTTCTATCTATTTCATCTGGTGTATTATTACTTTCATCCATTTGTACTCTAAATGCAAATAATCCTTGTCTTTGTTGAATTGACTCTAAATATGGATTTGCTATGTTTAAGAATCTGTTTCTTGTTTGTACTGTGTTTTGTTCAAATACTAAGTATCTTGAAGAACTTGCAATAAATTTCTTAACTTCAATTAATAATCTTCTTACGTTAATTCTATCGAGTGCTGTTGGTCTTGCTTGAAGTGTTTTCTGACCCCAAATACAAACTCCTGTTCTTGGGAATGTTGCTATTGGATTTACTTTTCCTTCATATAAAACATCTCTTTCAGCTTGACTTAATCTTGTTCTTGCTTCAATTACATTTCCTAATACTCCTCTATTTAAACCTGCTGGTGCGAACCATTCAGCAGCAATTCTATCCGATTGAGCTATTGCTCCTGGTACAATTACTGAAGGTGGTACAAATACTGGTTTGTTTTTAGATGGATCTAATACTTTAACCCATGGGTAATATGCAGCTGCATAATTAGTATCTATTCCAGATGCTTGACTTACTGCTTCTGTGTGTTTATCATCTCTTGTTGTTAAATCCATTACATAAAAACAATCTGCTCTGTCTTCTACTAATGTTTGAGCTGCTACTGTAACTGTAGAATGTAATCTATGGATAACTCCAGGAGTTGCTAACATATTAATATCATATTCATCTTGATTTTCTAATATATCAAGTGCTTTTTGATAAGCTGCTGAACCTGAAGCTCCTGAACTAGATAAATCTAATCCATGTAAGTTAGTTGATGTAATAAATTCTCCTGTTCTTTTTACAATATGAGGTCCCATACCATCAAAACCACCTTGGAATGGTACTGAAAATTTAACTTGATCAGCATTAGGTCCTGATGCTTGTGATTGATCTATTGAAGCACTTAGTGATCCTGTCCATGTTGCTGATGAATGTCCATTATGAGCATCAACATTAAATTTACCTGTGTTATTTGCTATTGTAGTTGATGGGATTGGTCTACAGAAGAAATGATTATCTAATTTAGAAAAATCAAATCCTAAGTATGCTTTTTTACTATATACACTATTAAGTGTTTGTTCTGATTTTGAAACATATCCTGGTAATATTGATACTGTAGTACCAGCACTAGAAGATACAATTGGATCTAAAGGTGCTGCGAATCCTCTAGGTGATAATTTAGGAGAAGTAGCTCCGTTATCTACATCTGCCATTACTTCAATTCTAATATATTGTGATTTGTTAGGATAGTCACCATATATAATTACTTTTTGTAAATCAGTATTATATTCAGCATATCTATCCCCAATTACTCTTGAAATATATTGTGGGCTATCTGGATTTAAATTTAAACCATCGTATTGTTCTAATACTCCTGGTGATTTATCTTTATCAGTAAATTTTCTAACTTGTAAAGAAAATGTACTATATTGCTCTTCACCATCTATATCAGAAGGTTCTTTAAGATTTAATATACTAATTTTACAATCTGTGTTTGTTTGTGTACCATCTGCAATTTTATGTACTCTAAATAAATCTGTTACAGTACCACTAGCATCATTATACCCTGATTGAATCATTGGTGTAGCTGCATGATCATATCCTTCTGTAAATCCACTATTATTAGTACCTCCAGTAAATACATGTTCTGGTAGTGGTATTATACTTACTGAAGCAGATAATCCTGCTGCTGTAGCTGATGCTGTTGTTAAAGTGTCTATAGCTGTTGAATATTCTCTAAAATATAAGTAAGGGTAAGCTGTGTCAGCATAAGTATTTGAACCTGATCTTGAATTGTTTTCATCTGCTCCTAAAGCTTTTGTAATATAATTAGGTGAAGATGGATTTAAAGAAGCAGATACTTCTTTTGTTGCTGAGAAACCAACACCCGCTATTTTTAAACAAAATGTGTCTCCAAAACCATCTCTTTTTGTATTAAATGGCACCATTGCTGTAATTGGGTTAGAATCAGATGCTGAAAATGCTAATATACTTGATCCCGATACATCAAAAGTATTTTTGTCTGCTTTAGCATCATCATTTTTAGAAGGATGAAGTACTGCTAATACTTTTCCATCCACATTTGCATAATCTGAACTTCCTGTAAAGTCACCACTTCCTGTTATAACAAGTGCTTGGAGGCCTTTTTCTTGTATAGTATATCCACCACCACCTAGTACTCTTACTATAGTAACAGTTCCTGCATTTCTTAAGTAATTTCTTACTGTTAATGGAACATATGTGTCATTACTATAAGTACCAAATCTAGCTTCATACTCATTAAATCCTCTTCGGATTACTGTAGGGACAAAAGCTGGTCCTTTTTCTGTAGGTCCAATTATTGCTGCTCCAATTTGTCCAATACCTTGTGGTAAAAATGATAGGTCGTTTTCTCTTGTAAATACACCCGGTGAAATTATATTTTCTGCCATCTTTTTATTATTTGATAATTGTTATATATTTTGTGTTTGCTTACATATATAAATATGAAAAAAATCTACAAACCTAACCTAATATAGGCGACTATTTTAAGTCACCTATAAATATAAAATATATTGGGAAAAATTAAGACCTTGGTACGAAAGTACCTTCTTCTATATTAACAGTACCTACACCATATTTACTAGATAATTGCTTACCTAATTCTTCTTCTTTTTGCTCAATTTGATGAATTGCCTTTTTAAGATCATTTTCAGTGATAGATAATTTTTCTTTTTGAATATATAATTGACCTAAACTATAAACTAATCTATCAGTTTCTGTTTGAAGCTGTTTAAGATTATTTAGATCATTTTCTTCAATTTTTTTAGATTCTAATGATTTTGAAGATGTAGTAGATTCTGTTGGTTTTTTAACTGCCATAACTTTATTTTTTAATTATTGTTCAGATATACATATATGCAAATTTTAGAAAACATCATTAATCATCTATTCCTGGTATATATATGATTTCTTCAAGTACCCATTCTTCTATACCTTCACCATCTCCTGTCCAATCAGAGTGGTTTGTGAATGTATAATTTGAACATGACGTTATACTCTGGAATTTTCTTACTCTATTAGTTACTTCATCTGTCGTTCCTATTAGTCTTTGTGTTCCATCCATACTTTTATGCATAAATGCTATATTTTCTTTTGTTAAAGTATCAAATACTTCTGATGTTACTATATAATAATTCATTAGATTGGTCCTATATTTGAGTTGCCATTTATTTGATCGAAATCAGGTCCTCCTGATATTAAATTTGTACCATTAGTGTCTTCAAAATTCCACCAACCAGTACAATTTGCATATGCTGAATGAGTTGATACATCCATTGGGGTACCACTATTATATAATTCTGTTACCTCTGCTGAAGTTAGTTTTTTATCCCAAACAGTAACTCCATTATATTTGGTTTCATCATTATTACCACAGTCAGCAAAAGTCCATGAGTTTGAACCTATCGCTATCTGTTTATCAGTTGAATTACCCATATTAGGTGTACCAGATCCACCACCACTAGCATAAAACCCTATACCACAAGTAGCATCATTCCAATATAAATTCAGATTAGAACTTGCAGCTGAATTTGTAGTACCTCGAGTAACTGTTATTAAAGTATACCCATCACTATTTGCATTTCCTCTATTACTTGAGTTCCAAAATGTAGTACCTAAACCTGCAGCCGCAAATGCAACTGCTGAGTTATTATTAGAAGTAGAATTTGAATGAAAAAACCAAAAATTGTGTTTTTTTTCTGAGGAGCCTGATCTCCATTCTGCATAAATTCTATTATGGGGTTCATAATACCAGACTCGAAATACATCTGCGTTGGCACCAGCGGCTCCTACGTCAGCTGATGAAAACATATGGCATGTTGCATTTACACTTACATTCCATCCTACTTTTATCCAAAAAGAAACTGAAAATGCATCGTTGTGATCTACTCTATAACTTCCGTTTGAATCTGAAATATATACTGCTTCACTAGTACCAGTAGATATTGATTTAGCTACTGCTGAACGATCAAAATAATTAACTACAGCAATTACTTTTGCCATGGATGTTTTTGCTAAAGAAGATACTTTGTTAACTGAACCAATAACAAGACCAGATATTTTTGATATAAAAGGATTAGCCGCAGCAGCAGTAAAATCAACCACTATAAAGACTTCAGAAATATTAGTTCCATTGGCATCTGGCGTTATAGTTAACTGAAGACCATCTACTACAGTAGGAGTTAAACCACTTGTTAAAGTACTTGTAGTTTGTGTTGAGGTACCACCCGCCTCAAATGCAAGGTCAGAAGACTGTAAAGTTGAACCAGCTGCATTTAATACTTTTACATTTACAGCTGTTTCTGCTGCTCTTCCACCAGGAATCGCTGTAACAGACGTTTGAATTGAATTTATTGTAGCACCAGAATAGTCAGATGAATTTTCCATTGTAACTGTAATACTAGCATCTACACTATTTTGTGTTAGAAGAGTGTCAACATCATTATCATTAATTTTTGTATGAGCTGAGTTTGATGTATCATCAAATCCACCAACACTTACAGTTGAGTCTGGTCTTATAGTTACTGTTGCCATAACTTATTTTTTAATTGTTTAAATATATGGTATAATAATCCAAATTTCACGGTATTTTCTTGTGGATATGTTATTACTATATCGTTTAGTTCATTATACTTGAACAAAATATTATCTACGTTCATTACGCTGTTACTTCTACAAATGTGCTATCAGGATTAAACCATATAGTTTTATTAGATGCATGTAAGCAGTACCCTATCACTCTTACTATATCACCATTACCGGCGGGAGCTGCCACATTAGCATGACCTGTATTGTCTTCAGAAAGGTATAAAACATCACCAACTGCCTCTGTTCCATCAATTTCAGCAAGTGTAGCCATTCCCCTTAATAACATTCCATTAGTATCTGAAGCACCACCTAGCGCTACAGCTAATAAACCATCACTGTTAGCTGCTGCATTACAGTCAGCTTTTTCCCAACTACCATCACTTTTATAATGATAAATATCTCCTGTAGTAGTACTTGTTCCCCCGAAATAAACAACATCACCTGTGTTAGCTCCAATAGTATGTTTAATTAGCCCCATACTAGCATTTATAACTCCTTGATTAGTTATTGAAGCTAATGTTGTTCCATTTGATGTTTGAGTAAATGAATTAGCTTCTATTGCTCCACTTGAACTAAAAGCACCCATGATATAACTTGTACCAATTGGGGTTAATTCTATTTTAGTGT